CTCACGTTGTTGGCGTGCTTCATATTTCTGGTCGTTAATTTCTCGTGGTGTCCATACTGGTTCAAAGAAACATTCTTGTTGTGGCTGTTTTTTTGACCAAATCCAGCTAAATAGTTTTGATGGTTTCATTTGTTTATTTCCTTTCGTGATACAATTGAGTTATCCCAAATGAAGGGAGGTGGAATTATGAGCGAACAATTCGATGCATTTAAACAAGCAGCTGACAAGGCACTAACCGAATTTGCGGGCGGTTCTGATGCTATCGTCAAACTTGTTGATGAATTACTCAAAGCCCAAGCAGTTGATCTTGAAACTTCATTCAAGCTTCAAGAAGTTGATAAGCTTAATGCAAAGATTTCTAAACTCGAGAGCCGAGTTGCTGAATTGAATGATCAACTTTCTCGACACGATAAGTAGCTTCATTCAACTGTTTTAAAGCAGACATGCGCTCTTGCTCAACGCTGACATAGAATGCTTCTCTAGCTTTAATCCATTCCTCTAGCAAGTCGCTAGGGGTTTTTGTTATTTGCCGTGAATACGGCCATCTTGTTGGCCTCATGTTGTATTGTATTTCCTTTCTTTTTCCCTAACCGCACGAGAGAACTAGTGAGGTTTTTTAATTCATATATATTTAAGGAGACTTATGAATATCAAATCGTTGTTGCTTACTTAGTTGGTATCGTTCAGTTTCCTCACTAGCTCACTGCTACGGCTAGGGTTATGTGCTAGGCAATCTCTTGCCAATTGTTATTGAACCAATCTCTTACGGCGTCCCGTGGATATCTGATTTGACTCCCTCGACCTTTGTCGATTTTTGGGAAACCCTCATAGTTGCCGATTCCAAGCATTGACTGGCACTGTTTAGCGGTTAAAATCATGGGTAGCGTTTCGTCTAAATCGAACGCTTTTGTTTTGTCTGCGATAACTGCCGTTAGCATGCTATCGAACTGGTCAGCTAGTGGTTTGAATGGGTTGTCCATTTAACCAACTCCTTTCGGTAATTGTTCGTTTTGCGAACAAACGTTTTTTAATTCTTCGTTTTGCGAAGAAACAAAATTTCGTAACGTTTCGAAATTTGTATTTGTTCAGAATCTGAACAAACTCATGTCCCGAATACGACCACGTGGTCGCATTTAGTAATGTTACTGTTCGATAGTTGGTAAAACTCCGATAGCTTTCAGTTTGTCGTATAGGAAGCGTCGTCCTAATTGCGTCCAAACTGTTGTCACGTTGCTATGAATTTTGCCATCCTTGCCTTCGTAGTCGAATGTTCGGCTTGAGATATAGCCTTTACCAAGGTATTTGGCATATAGTACCCACTGACCATTGACGATGCGTTGGATACGCTCTTGTTTTAAGAGTTGGTTCATCTTGCGTGCTGAAATGCCATAGTCTTGAGCGATTTGGGTGATAGTTAGACTATCCTTGGTTTGTAAAATCAAATCTAGGTAATCAGCGTTTTTATTTGCTTCTTCCAACTCAATCAAGAGGTTTTCGTTTTGGCTTTCCAAGAGTTTGATTTTCTTGTCCGCCATTAGCAACGCCCTAGCCATGATTTTCTCTGGACTATTGAAGTCTTTTTCTACTTGGATGAAGTAAGTTCGGACTTCCTTGCCCTTGTCTGTTCGTTGAATCATGGCGATTTCTTTGGCCATGTCTAGCTTTAAGACGTGGTCTTCAATTTGTCTCTTGACCTTCCTTGTTCCTTCTTGCCGAACCTGCTCAATTTTGAGCGGGTTAAAATCTTCACCTTCCGTAAAACCGTACTCAGTCATACGTGGGAACCAGTCTTTATAAGCCGTCTTAACTCCTAGTGTTTCGTGTAGCTGTCTACCAGAAACAACCGGCTCATGATTTTCGTTTAGTGTTACATTGATTAATTCGTTCATTTCGTTCATTCCTATTCCTTTCCGTTTGATATAATAGTTTTAAAAGAAACGAGGTACTGTATGATTATCATTTCACGAAAAGCTAGAAAATTATTAAAATCATTGCTTGATATCCGAAATTCCCAAGAATCTCCTCGCATTAAACCTGAACAGTATAAAAAACTGATAGATGAACAATGCGAACCGCTCGGCGAATTGGTTTATCACAAGTTAGTGGTTCAAGACATCACCCATGACATCGCCGTTACTGACGAGGGGATTTATTTTTATCAAGCTTACAAAGAACACAATAGATATCTTTGGTTGACTTCATTTTGGTTTCCACTAGCCGTGGCTTTCGTGACGACTACTATCACACTAGCTGTCAATTTTTTATTTTTTAAATAAAACCCAAAAAATCAACGTTGCCAGAAATACCCCTATAAGACTTCCGATAATTGCAAGTGCAACATCGTATCCGTCTAAATTCCACTCAAAGAATTCTTTGAGTTTTTTTGGTGTCTTCATGTTTGTTCCTTTCAGAATTTTAATTATTTAGTTCAAGTTCTTGAACTTTATAGTTAAAAAAATATTCAACTATCTCATCTTGTGAGATTTCTAATAGTTCAACCGCTTTTACAATTTCGTCTTGTTTCCACTTCGCTTTCCCGTTGATCTTGAATGAAAGCCTTGAGGGAGTTAAGCCGATAGCTTTTGCAAAAGCTTCTTGCGTCCCGTATTTTTCTTTAATACGACCCTTTAATTTAGCGTAGTTAAATCTCATTGAGTTCTCCTTTCTAAGTTCAATCTCTTGAACTTTATGGTTTTATTTTAATCCCTCTCTTTTTATTTGTCAACAGTTTTGTTCAATTTTTTTGAACTTTTTTTATTTTTTCTTGAACTTTTGCATTTTCTACTATATAATGAATCCATAAAGGAAAAAGGTAAAGAATATGAAAAATACTACTGCTTCACGTTTAAAACAAGTCATGAGCGAGCGAAATTTAAAACAAGTTGATGTTATTTCTCTTTCAAAACCACACCAAAAAGAATTAGGTGTAAAACTTGGAAAGAGTGCTTTGTCTCAATACATCAATGGAAAATCAACACCGGACCAAGAAAAACTTGTGTTGCTTTCAAAGACATTAGGTGTTTCTGAAGCGTGGCTTATGGGGTACGATGCTCCTATGGCGAACGACCCACAACCCAGCTCCCATGACATCGATGACATCATAGCAAACGCTATGATGTTCGATGGTAAACCGCTGACAGAGGAAGATAAACGTGCCATTCGTGGCATAATTGCCGGCTATATGAGTAGCAAGGGGGATTGATATGGTTCGCAAATCCAAACAATCTTATAGAGATTTAGTTACTTTGCTTGACAACAATGGGGTTAGTTTTGAACTTATGCCGAAAGGTAAAGCTATTACTTTTTTAGAAAAGAACAACTACTACTATAAAGTCTCTGCTTTTCGAAAAAATTTTAAAAAGAAAAACGGGAAGTATCAACACCTTGATTTTCAGCATCTTGTAGATCTAGCCACAATTGATATGTATTTGCGAGACACGCTTCTGGATATTGCTATTAATGTTGAACATTTTATAAAAGTCGAGTTATCTAGGTTAATTACTAACAATCCTGATGAAGATGGTTATACAATTGTTCAGGAATTCGCTGTCAATTACCCAACATACTATAACAGCACCTATAATCGGTTCAGACAATCTCGATATCAAAAGGATATGTTTCTAAAACGTGGGTCTGATATCCCGATTTGGGCGTTGATGGAACACATGGATTATGGTTGCTTGTTAAAATTAGTAGGACTTTATTTCGATAAGTATAAGCCCAACTCTCTTCAAAAGGCTGTGACATTGGGTGATAACTCGAGACATCTCAGAAACGCTTGCGCTCACAATAATGTCCTGATGGTAAATGTATTCAGAGATGACGAAAAATTGAATAGAGTTAATGCCGTAGTTAATACGTTTGCTAGACAAAAGGGCGTTCTCAAATATCGTCAATACCGCAAAGTGAATGACCTTCTTTCACTCATTGCCTTATCAAATGCCTACTGTTCCACTGCGGTTCAATATCATCAAGGTTTAAAGATCCAAAATCTTATTGACCGAATGCAAAGGTATGCATCTGATTACACAAAAACGCCAGAACTGGTTAAAATGTTTACTATTTTTTGTAAAATCATTGACAATAAGTAAAACATTTTGTAAACTATTTTTAGTGGAAGACTGATTAAGTTCAGCGCCCTATGGCTTGTGCGTGCGCAAGTGTAAGGGAACAAAACGTCTAAAAAGAGCCGGTTCGTTTGTCGAATTGGCTTTTTTGCTTTTTTCTATAGAAACTGGTGCGAGGTGCTATGACTGAAAAAGAATTGCTTGAGCGATTCAATGTCTCTATCTGTGAGTTCGATTCTAGCCAGTGGCCACGAGATGGTTTTTTAGACCCTGTTAACCGTGTGGTTTACATCAATAAGGATTTACCTGCCGAAAGACGTTTGAAGGTCTTACTGCACGAATTAGGGCACCTAGAACACAACCCCAAACACTACGAGCGCCTGCGTGAGAAATATGAAGCTCAAGCTAATAGAAATATGATCCATGAATTGCTAAAAAATGAAAATCTGGATGATTTCAATTACATACACTTCATGGAAAAATATAATCTCACCACAATTTGTGATGAGACCTTTGTAAAAAATGAGTATCTAAAAATGATGAGGAATTGATATGAAACTTTTGAAAAAATACAAATGGTATATCTTAACAATTATTGTTTTATTCTGCCTTGGCTTAATGTTTGTGCCACGGTCTGGGAAGGAATCAAAGGAAACAAAACAGTCTAAAGCTGTTAAAGTGATAAAGCACACCACAAAGCCAAGTAAACATAGTTCTTCTTCGACTTCAAAAACTTCTAGTAGTTCAAGTTCAGAACAACCACAACAACCACAACAACCACAACAACCGCAAGAACAGACGCAAACCGAAGCTTCTCAACCTCAACAAGAAAAGCCTATTGATGGTGTAGGACCTACGCAATCACAAGTAGACCAAGCAACTGAACAATATGGCTATACGCCTGGATATGGCGGAGTACCTTCCGATTCTCCTGAGGTAGCAAGAGAACAAGCAGACCAACAAGCACGCCAAAACTGGCACGATAGTCAAGTTGAGTGGGCTA